TTCGCCTCGACGGCGGAATACATCGCGTGGAAGAAACGAAACAAAGGCTGACACTTAAATGGCAAATACGCTTCTCACCCCGACCAAGATCCTCGACGAATCGCTGATGATCTTGGAGAACAACCTTACGTTCTCGTCGCGCGCAAACCGCGAATACAGCAAGGAATTCGCCGTCAGCGGCGCGAAGATCGGCTCGACCGTCAACGCGCGCAAGCCGAACCGCTTTGTCGGTACGACCGGCCCGAACCTGAACATCGAAAACGTGAACGAATCGTCGCTGCCGATCAGCCTGACGACTCAGTTCCACGTTGACTTCACGTTCAGCTCGCAAGAACTGACGCTGGTTGTCGACGAGTTCGCTGATCGCTACATCAAGCCGGCAATGGCGACGATCGCCAACAAGATCGACTTCGACGGTCTTGGCCTCGCTGCCAACGTCGCGAACAACGTGGGCACGGTCGGCACCGTCCCGAACGACATCGCGACGCTGCTGTCGGCCGGCAGCGTGCTCGACAACGAAGCAACGCCGCGTGATGGCAGCCGCACGGTTGTGTGGGATCCGGCAACGAACGCATCGATGGTCAAGGCGGCATCCGGCCTGTTCAACCCGTCGCGCTCGATCGGCGCTCAGTACGAATCCGGCATCTTCCAGGCTTCGTCGCTCGGCTTCGATATCGGCATGGACCAGAACATCAACGTGTTCACGTCCGGCACGCGCACGAACGGCACCGTTTCCGGCGCTGGTCAAACCGGCTCGACGCTGACCGTGACCGGCCTCGGCGCTGCCGCAACCGTCGCGAAGGGCGATACGTTCCAGATCGCGGGCGTCTACGCAGTGAACCCGCAGAACCGCCAGTCGACCGGCGTGCTGCGCAAGTTCACCGTGACCGCACCGGCAACGGCTGACGGCTCGGGCAACGCAACGCTGTCGATCTTCCCGGCGATCAACACCGCGGCAAGCAACCAGCAGTATCAGACGGTTTCGGCTGGCCCGGCGAATGCTGCTGTCGTGACGTGGGACGTTGCGCCGTCGACGCAGTACAGCGCGAACCTCGCGTATCACAAGGATGCGTTCACGCTCGTGACCGCCGACTTGGAAGACGTGTCGCAGTACGGCGCATGGGGCGCGCGTCGCATGCACAAGGGCATTTCGATGCGTATCTCGCGCCAGTACGCGATCGGCACGGATACTGTGCCCTGCCGTATTGACGTCCTTTACGGATGGCAAGCAGTGTACCCGGAACTTGCCTGCCGTATCGTCCGCTGATGGTGTTGATCCAGCAATCGGCCCCCGCTTCGGCGGGGGTTTTTCATTCTGACGAGCCAATGGCATACGAAAAATTCCCCGCGTGGGCGACTGGCCCCGATGGTGCGCAACGCTTGGTTGCGAATCAGGATGAGCTCGACGCGCTCCCCGGCTACACGGTGCCGGAATACGTTCCGTCTGTTCCGCGCGAGCAGAAACCCGAGTTTGCTTCCTATCCCAAGTGGATTGGCGATGCGCTCGTTCAATCGGCAGAAGAAGAAGCCGCGCTGCTTGGCGCCGATACGGTAGACGAGCGCGAAATCCTGATCCAGATCGCAGCCGAAAAGGGCGTGAAGATCGATAAACGCTGGTCCGATGACAAGATTCGGGCCGCTCTTGAGGCTGTCTGATGACAACTGCCGTTGACCTCATCACGCTCGCGCTGAAGGACATAGGCGCACTCGGAATCGGTCAGGCTATATCGGCTGAAGACACCGCAGACGCGCTCGCTACGCTGAACATGATGCTTGGTCAGTGGCAGGGCGAACGCCTGAGCGTCTATCACTTGGTGGATACCGCCATTCCGTCGACCGGCGCGCAGTCGTACACGGTAGGCGCAGGCGGCAATTTCAATATCCAGCGCCCGATCGCGATCAATGCGGCTTACGCGCGGCTGAATGCCGGTAGCGCAACGCCGATTGATTACCCGATCGCGATCATCGACTCGCGCGAGGACTATTCGCGCATTGCTCTGAAGGCGCTTCAATCCTTCCCGTCGTATGTCTACTACGACCCGGCGTTCCCGCTCGGCAATCTGATTTTCTACCCGGTCCCCAACAACACGTTCGAGCTGCACATCGTGACGATGGAAGCGCTGCCGCAGTTTGCGGCGCCGGCAACGGTTGTAAGCCTTCCGCCTGAGTATATGGCGGCGATTCGCTACAACCTCGCGCTGTATCTCGCTCCGTCGTATCAGATCGAGCCGCAACGTGCGCTGGTTCAGCTTGCGATGAACGCGAAGCGCGTAGTAAAGCGCATGAACTGGCAAGGGCAATCGATGACGATGCCGCGCGGGCTTGGCAGCAAGCAACGATTCAACATCTTCTCGGGCAATAACTACTGATGCGAATCCCTCTGACTGGCGGCGCTTATGCGGCTCGCAGCTTGATAGCGGACGCACAAAGGTCCGTGAACCTGTACCCGGAAAACAACCCGCAGGACGCGACCGCGCCAGTCACGCATTACCCGACGCCCGGCCTGACGCTTGTATCGTCGCCTCCTGTTGCTGGCGAGTCGCGCTGCATCTATACCGCAACGAACGGCAAGCGCTTCGATGTCGTCGGGCAGACGGTCTATTTTGTCGATGTGCTGAACGCGTACACCGCGCTAGGCACTCTGACGAGCGCGACCGGCCCCGTATCGATGGTCGATAACACATTCAACGTGTTTATCGTCGACGGCACGCCGAACGGCTACACGATCGACTTGACGACGAACGCGTTTGTCCCTGTGAGCGACCCTGCGTTCTACGGCGCGGACAAGGTTGATTATGTCGACGGCTATTTCGTCTTCAACAAGCCTTCGACGCAGCAGTTCTATATCTCGAAATATGGAGACATAGCGTTCGATTCGCTCGACATTGCGGCGAAATCGACGTATCCCGATAACCTCGTCACGCTCGCCGTGATGCACCGTGAAATCTGGCTGTTCGGCGAGTTGACAACCGAAGTTTGGTACAACACAGGCGCGTCAGATTTCACGTTCGGCCGCATGCCTGGCGTGTTCCTTGAGCATGGTTGCGCGGCCAAATATTCGGTTGCCAAGATCGATCTCGCGCTGTTCTGGCTGTCGAAAGACCTGCAAGGGCAGGGCTGCGTATTTGCCGGCAAGAACTACGCCGCGGAGCGGATCTCAACGCATGCGATTGAGGCTGAGTTCCAGACGTACAGCCGGATTGATGACGCGATCGGCTTATCGTATCTGCAAGGCGGCCATGCCTTCTATGTGCTGACATTTCCGACCGCCAACAAGACGTGGTGCTTCGACACGGCTACCGGCCAATGGCACCAGCGCGCGCATCTTGAAGCTGACGGCTCGCAGAGTCGCCATCGCATGAATTGCCATTCGTTCAACGGCGGCCGCAATCTCGTCGGCGATTGCAAGAACGGAAACGTCTACATGCTCGATCCGAATTCGTATTCGGACAACGGCGCACCGATGCTGTATGTGCGCTCCTTTCCGCATATCTCGGGCGCTGACGGCAACCGCGTGCTGTTCCGACAGTTCGTCGCAGATATGGAAGTCGGCAACGGCTTGCCGGGTGACGCTGCGGAGCCTGAGATTCGCTTGCGATGGTCGGATGACCGCGGGCGATCGTGGGGCAATGCGGTAACGGGCTCGCTTGGCAAAGTGGGCGAGTTCCTAACTTCGATCCAATGGCAGCGGCTCGGCTACGCTCGCGACCGCGTGTTCGAGCTGTCGTGGTCGTCTCCTGTTAAGACGGCTCTAAACGGCGCATGGGTCGACGTTTCGAGGGCGCGCACATGAGCAACACAAACGCGAACCTTCCGAATCCGACCGCCCCTGTTGTGATGGGTGATGGGCGAATGTCGCCGCAGTGGTTCGCCTTCTTCCTCGCTCTGTTCAATCGGACGGGCGGTCCGGGCTCGCCGATCGATATCAACACGCTTCAGCAGCAAGACGAGATATCGCAGGACGTCCCGCCTCAGAACGCCGCGACGATTCAGGCTCTGCGCGGCGTCGAAGACTTGTGGGCGGAGCAGCGCGCGCCCGAGAACATGAGCAGCATTCTGGCGCGGCTCGATGCCCTCGAAAGCGCGACGCAAACGCAGCCGGACCTCTCGCTGGTCATGCGCCGGCTTGATGAGTTGGAGTCGTCGCAATCGCCTCCGATATCGCTGGCGAACCTGTCTATCGGCGCGAGTTTTGGCGACACAGTGTCAGCTCCGAAATTTCAGACGGGCATCGGCTCAGCGGTGGCGTCGTCAGGCGTCGCGACAACCGTCTACACGCTGCCAAATCGCCCGATGGCCTCGGCGTATTTGGTCTACGCGAATCTTGGCAACGTCAACGACGCGTCCAGCTATGGCGCCTTCGCCGTGGTTTTGACTGATGGCGCTAGCTCGCGAATTGCACTCTCAAATAACAGCACGTTTCAGACGATCTCGGTTTCCGGGCTGAGCGTGCAGACGACGCAGACGACCACATTCAACCAGGTTGTGCGCGCAACAGTTACGAGAATAGGTTAATCCATGGCAATCAATTACTCGAAGTTCTTCGCGCCTGCGGTGCTGGCGACTACCGTCACGAACCGATACACCGTGCCGACGAACCCGGCAAACGTCCTGCTTCGCGGCGGTCGCGTCAGCATCACGAACACGAGCAGCGCATCGATCACGCCGACGCTCTATGCGGTGCCTTCCGGCGGCTCCGCTGGCACCGGCAACGCGTTCTACAACCAGTCAATCGGGCCGTTCCAGACGATTTTGGTCGACATTCCTGTGATGGGGCCGGGCGACTCGCTGCAAGACAAGTGCGACACAGCAAGCGCCGCGACGATTCAATCGATGGCGGGAGGCTTGTTCTCTTGAGAAACTTCCTGAAGATCGCGGAAGGGCTGAACGTTCAGCCGCTACTCAACGCCGTCTATCGCCAGCCGGATCTATGGAAGGCAGACGACTTCTTGCGCAAGTTCCCGCAGGGGCCGTTTGGCGAAACAGACACGATCTATCTGCGCTTTCAAGACAAGGTGAATGTCGAGAACGACGAGCAGCTTGAACTCTACAAGCAGAACAAGCTCGCCGGCCATGACTTGCACGAATGTCCGTGGCGCGAGGAAGTCAACGCGCTACCCGAGGCCCGCGCGCACATCATGGCGCTTATGTCGTCGATGGGTGCAACCCGTCTCGGCCGCTGCATGCTAAATCGCGTGGTTCCTGGCGGGCGCATTTTCCCGCACGCCGACTCGCCGTGGCATGCGCAGTATTGGGATCGCTATCACATCGTCATCCAGTCTGAGCCGGGCAACGTGTTCCGCTGCGGTGACGAGCAGGTATGGATGCGTCCAGGCGAAGTGTGGTGGTTCCAAAACGCGATCGAGCACGAAGTAATCAACAACTCGGCAGAGGATCGCATTCACCTTGTCGTCGACTTGAGGTTCTGAATGATCACATACGCAGTCGAGAAGTTCTCGGACGTGTACGGCGAAATGCTTCCGCTCCTGCATGAGCACTACGGCGAAATCTCGCTGCACAAAGCGCACGATGTTCCGCTCGATCCTCAGTTGGCTGCGTACCACGCGCGCGAGCGTGACGGCTCGCTGATGACGGTTGTCGGGCGCGAGGATGGCGAAATCGTCGCCTATTTCCTGTGCTTCATTGCGCCTGGATTGCACTATCAATCCTGCCTTACCTGCTCGCCTGACATTTTCTTTGTCCGTCCGGATAAGCGCACCGGCATGGTTGGCGTTCGCCTGTTTAAGTTCGTCGAAAAAGAACTGAAGCGCCGAGGCGTCAAGCTGTGGTTCGTTGGCAGCAAGAACGCGCACGACGCGACGGCGCTGTTTCGATTCCTGAAGTTCGAGCCGGTCGAAACGACCTATTCCAAGTGGCTAGAGGATTAAAACATGGTTGCAGCAGCAGTAGGCATCGGGGCGGCTGTCGCGGGCGTGGCCGGCTCCGCTATGAGTTCGAGCGCATCAAAGAGCGCAGCGAGCAAGCAGGCTGATGCCGCGAACTACGCCGCAGAACTTCAGAACGAGCAGTGGCAGCAGACGCAACAGAACCTCCAACCCTATATGGACTTGGGTTCGAGCTACATTAACCCGCTAAAAGCCGCATTGTCCAATCCGACATTGACGCAGCAATTCAGCGCGCCAACGGAAGCGGAAGCGCAGGCGACGCCAGGGTATCAGTTCACGCTCAATCAGGGGTTGAAGGCGACGCAAAACAGCGCTGCCGCACGCGGTCTTGGCACGTCGGGAGCGGCGCTAAAGGGCGCGTCCACCTATGCGACTGGCCTTGCAGACTCGACGTACAACGACGTGTACAGCCGCGCCTTGCAGACGTACAACACGAACTACAACACGGCATCGAACAACGTCAACCGCCTGCAAAGCGTGGTTGGCAGCGGCCAGAACGCAGCGGCGGGGCTAGGTTCGCTCGGCGCACAGACGGCCAACAGCATCGGCAACACGCTCACAAGCGCAGCCAATGCGAGCGCATCCGGCACGATCGGCAGCGCAAATGCGCTCTCTAGTGGCCTGAGCAGCATTGCGAACGGAGCGTCGACATACGCGCTACTGAGCAATAACGCCGGCAGCACAAGCAATGCAGGGACGACGACCGGCACCAACTCATATGGGTTCACGATCTAATGGCTCTTGATACCTCGATCGCACTAAACGCGAACGCTCCGCAGCCGACAAACCCGCTCCAGACGGCGTTGCAGGTTGCACAATTCCGCGCGTACAACGCGAACGGTCAGGCCGCACAGCAGGGGCTAGACGCAAATCGCGCCATCTCCCGGGCGTATCAGCAGGCGACCGATCCGACAACGGGGCAGGTCGACAACAACAAGCTGATGGGGATCATCAGCCAAGACCCTGACGCAGCAAACAAGCTTGGGGAAGTCGTTCAGAGTATCAATACGCAGAAGCAGCAGCAAGCGACGCTTGATGGAACTAGGCTCGACCAAGCGCAGAAGGCGCAGGGCGCGCTTCGTTCCGGCATGGGTTCGTTGCTGACGAAGGCAGACCTTT